GCCCGCCCCAGAAGCCCCTGAGCGCAACGACCGCTTCCCGCCACCCTTTCCCCTTGACGGCCTAGACCTTCTCACCCCGCCCGGCTTTGTCGGTGATGTGGCTGCGTGGATCGACAGCCAGTGCCGCTATCCGCGCCGTCGCTTGGCCGTGGCATCTGCCATTTCTGCCATCGGCAACATCGGCGGCCTTCGCCACGAAGACCTGCGCGATGGCGTCACAGCCAACATGCTGGCTTTCTGCGTGGCTGCCAGCGCCACCGGGAAAGAAGCCGTGATGCAGGCTTTGACCGATCTGCACATTGCGGCGGGCGTACATTACGCACTGCAAGGCGGCATTAAGTCCGAGCAGGAAATCATGCGGAACCTGATCGAACATCAGTCGGCATATTACATTATAGACGAGATCGGCATCTTCCTTATCAAGGTTCGCAATGCCCAGAAGCGCGGCGGTGCGGCATATCTCGAAAGCGTGTTCGGCGCGATCATGTCGGGCTACTCCAAGGCCAACAGCCGAATGCTTTTGCAGGGTGACACCAAGCGCGACCTTCGTAAGATGTTTGGCGGGATGCTGGCCAAGGCTGAAGATGATGGCCGCGATGATCTAATCGCCCGCGCACAGCGTATGCTGAACATGGTGGATCAGGGCCTTGACCGCCCGTTTCTTTCCGTGGTCGGCTTCACAACGCCCGGCACCTTCGATCAGATCATGGACGGTGAAACAGCAACGCAGGGCTTTGTGGGCCGCGCCATCATCGTAGCCGAAACGGACAATAACCCAGAAGAAAGAGAGAACTTTCGCAAGCGCCCTATGCCAGAAAACCTTGGCATGAGGCTGGCCCAGATTTTCCACGGCGGTAACTTTGACGTGATGAACAGCGGCGGGCGGGTGGAGTATTCCGGCGACCGCGAACCCGTCAAGACTGACGATGATGCCAGCGAAATGCTCCGCAAGGTGTCCAAGTGGCTGCACGCCTATGCCGAGGAAATGGGCGAGAACACTGGCGAAGCATCCGTTGCCATGATCCGCCGCGCTTATGAGTTGGTCGCTAAGATCAGCTTTATTCTGGCTATCCCAACAGCTCAGAGAACCGCCGAGCATGTGCGCTGGGCTTTCGCCTATGTGCGCGCCGAACTCGATGCCAAGATCAAGCTGGTCTTCGCCAACGACAACTCCAAGGACCGCCCAGAAGAAGCCATCGCCGCCCGCGTCATCAATTACATCGACCCGGACAAGGGCGCATCGACCAAGGTGTTGGCAAACCGCATGAGGATGAAGCCCGATGCGCTTGAGCCGATCCTGAACAAAATGGTGAGCGCAGGCATGATCCGCCGCGAGGCTGGCAAGAAGGCTTGGAAGGGGAAAATCCCAGATGTTTGGGTGGTGGCGTGATGTTACACACGATTTTACACACGCCTGATAACTTGCAAGCCATTGATAATGTTGGCAAAAGCGGCAAGTTTAAACTTTGCGATGTTTACACCTATATCAGTCATAATATCACAGCCAGAGAGACCACCTATAGCCCCTATGGGAGAGAAATAAGTAAGTATATATATATGTGTAAACATATAATATCTATAGAAAAGCCTTACAGGCCAATGGGTTACAAGTTATCGCGTCTGTGTATCTTGGTGCGTAATGTGCAAACATCATGGAGGGGCAAATGACAAACACCATCTACATCACAGGCGACACCAAGCCGGATGCCCTGTTCGTCGCGCTGGCCGAGGCGCAAAAGGGCGACCGCATCGTCTACCATGTCGGCCAGCATTGCGGCGGCATCCATCGCCACGCGGCTGCACGCGCCGAAACCGACAAGCTGGCCCTTCTTTTCTGCAAGCGGGCCTACGGATCAACCTTTGCATATTTGGCGGTAAAGCGTTAAGATGCGCGACAGACAATCTGCACCGGGGACCGACAGATGAAACTATTTCCGAACTATAAAACAGTTTCAGTAGCCTCGCTGGTGCCATACGCCCGCAACAGCCGCACACACTCTCCGCAGCAAGTGGACAAGATCGCCGCCAGCATTCGAGAGTTTGGCTTTCTGAACCCTATCATCGTGGACGGCGAGAACGGCATCATCGCAGGCCACGGGCGCGTCATGGCAGCCCAAAAGCTGGGGCTTGCCGATCTGCCCGTCATTGAGGCATCGCACCTCACCGAGGCCCAGCGCCGTGCCTATGTCATCGCGGACAACCGCCTTGCGCTGGACGCAGGCTGGGATAACGACTTGCTGAAGATCGAATTGCAGGACTTGGACAGCCAAGGCTTTGACCTGAACCTGACGGGCTTCAGCGTGGATGAGATTGCAAACTTCTTGGCCGAGCCGACCGAGGGCCTGACCGACGAGGACGCGGTGCCAGAGGTGCCTGCGGTGCCTGTCACTGTCGAGGGCGACGTGTGGGTTCTCGGGCGGCATCGGCTGATGTGTGGGGATAGCACCAGCATTGACGCGGTGGATAAGCTGATGGCGGGCCGGAAGGCTGACATGGTGTTCACTGACCCGCCTTACAACGTGGCCTTCAACGGGCGCAGCGGCAAGCATGATGTCATAAAAAATGACAATCTTCCACAAGAGCAATTTGCAGATTTCATAGCTGATGTTTGCGGCGTGATCCGCGCCGTTGACCCAAAGGTTTACTATGTTTGGTGCAACTGGAACTTCTATGGTGTGCTGCAAGGGCAGTTGCCTTACAAAGCCTGCATTGTATGGGCCAAGAACGTTTTCGGCATGGGCAGCGGATATCGTCACCAGCATGAGTTTTGCTTGTTCAACGGCAAGATTGACGAGGTGGTTAAAAACGAAAGTGACCTGTGGTCCATCAAAAAAGACACCAACTACGTCCACCCGACGCAAAAGCCAGTTGAGTTGTCGGTGCGTGCATTTGGCAACCATGTGAAGCTTCTAAACGTGCTAGACCTATTTGGTGGGTCTGGTTCAACCATGATTGGCGCAGAACAGGCTGGGCGCAATTGCTTTATGATGGAACTTGACCCGAAATACTGCGACGTAATCGTCAAACGCTGGCAGGACTTCACCGGGCAAGAGGCAACGCTGGAAGCGACGGGCGAAACCTATGACCAACTTAAGCAAAAGCGAGAAGCCGCATGAGTAAGATGGGCCGCCCACCGCACGAACCGTCAAAGGAAAGCCGCCAGCTTGTGCAGCTTCACGCGACCATCGGCACGCCGCAAGCAGTCATTTCTGACATCCTCGGCATCGATGGCAAAACCCTGACCAAATACTACCGCGAGGAGTTGGATCAAGCCTTGGCCCGTGCCAATGCTTCGGTCGGCGGTGCGCTGTTCAACAAAGCCACCAAAGGCGACACCACCGCCATGATCTTCTGGATGAAAACACGGGCAGGCTGGCGCGAAAAGCAAGAGGTTGACGTGACATCCTCCGACGGCTCCATGACGCCGCAGGTCATCGAACGTATCATCGTCCAGCCCAAAGACGCTGATGGCTAAGAACCGCCTGCAAATCAGAACGGCAGCGGCCTTTGCGCCGCTCCTAAACCCATCCCGATACAAAGGCGCATGGGGTGGCCGTGGATCGGGCAAGTCGCGTTTCTTCGCAGGGCTTCTCGCAGAAGAACACCTGATGTTCCCCGGCCATCGCAGCGTTTGCATCCGCGAAGTGCAAAAGTCTCTCAAGCAATCCGCCAAGAAGCTCATCGAAGATACCCTGCAATCCTACAACCTCGGCGAGGCTCAGGGCTTCAAGGTGTTCCGCGAGGTAATCGAGACGCCAGGCGATGGCATCATCATCTTCCAAGGGATGCAGGATCACACCGCAGACAGCGTTAAATCTCTGGAAGGCTTCGACCGGGCTTGGGTTGAAGAAGCACAATCCCTCTCCGACCGATCCCTCTCCCTTCTGCGCCCGACAATCCGTGCCGAGAAGTCTGAGCTTTGGTTTAGCTGGAACCCATCGCGCCCGACCGACCCCATCGACCAGCTTCTGCGCGGGCCTGTCATGCCATCAGGATCGGTCGTTGTCCGGGCCAACTGGTCAGACAATCCGTGGTTCCCATCCGTCCTAGAGCAAGAGCGCCGGGATTGCTTGGAAAACCAGCCAGAGAGATATGGCCACATCTGGGAAGGCGAATATGCGACCGTCCTAGAAGGTGCCTATTACGCCAAGCACCTGACCGACGCCCAGCTTGAGCGCCGCATTGGCTTTATCCCGCGCGATCCGCTGATGAAGGTCTACGCATGCTGGGACATCGGCGGCACGTCATCCAAGTCGGACGCCACGGCCATCTGGATTGTGCAGTTCATCGGCTCCGAGGTGCGCGTGCTGGACTATTACGAAGCCGTCGGCCAACCCTTCGAGGCGCACGTCAACTGGCTCCGGGCAAATGACTACGAGGAAGCCGTCTGCGTCCTTCCGCACGACGGGCGCAAGCACGATAGCGTCTATGCCGTCACGCCCATGTCCTATCTGCGCGAGGTTGGCTTCGTGGTCGATCTGGTGAAAAACCAAGGTGCCGGTGCTGCGTTGCAGCGTATCGATGCGGCCCGTCGCCTGTTCCCGTCAATGCGCTTCAACGAAGAGACAACGCGCGGCGGACGAGAGGCTCTGGGCTGGTATCATGAAAAGCGGGACGAAGCACGCGGGATCGGGCTTGGGCCAGAGCATGACTTCTCCAGCCATGCCGCCGATGCCTTCGGATTGATTGCAGTTTACAAAACCGGGATGGTGTCAAATGACGAGTGGTCATCACCCCTGAGACGCAATTTGAAAGGCATCGCATGATGTGATAGGGTGGCGGTATTCAGCGCCAGAGGAGGCCACAATGCCACTCAAAAAAGGATCGTCCGCCAAGACGATTTCTGCTAACATTCGCACCGAGATGAAGGCGGGCAAGCCGCAAAAGCAGGCGATTGCCATTGCTCTCAGCAAAGCAGGAAAGGCGAAGAAGAAATGAAAAAGCCAGTGAAGTTCACGCCCTGCAAGGGCTGCCCGAACCCTGCCAAGTGCAAGGCAATGGGCAAGTGCATGATGAAGGGCAAGAAGTAATGCCCGGCGGTCTCTACGCAAACATCAACGCCAAGAAAGCCCGCATCAAGGCCGGATCGGGCGAGAAGATGCGGAAGCCCGGCACCAAAGGCGCTCCGACTGCGGCAGCCTTCAAGGCGTCGGCCAAGACAGCGAAAAAGGGCAAGTGATGGCTAAGACCCCGGCTTGGCAGCGATCCGAAGGGAAAAACCCAAAGGGCGGCTTAAACGCCAAAGGCCGCGCGTCTGCCAAGGCCGAGGGCATGAACCTGAAGCCGCCGGTGAAGTCGGGCGACAACCCGCGCCGGGCGTCATTCTTGGCCAGAATGGGTGGAATGCCCGGCCCAGAGCGCGATGCGGATGGAAAACCCACGCGACTTCTGTTATCACTGAACGCATGGGGCGCAAGCAGCAAGGCGGACGCCAAGGCTAAAGCCAAGGCCATTTCGGCCCGCAACGAGGCAAAGAAGAAATGACCATCACGACCTATGCCACGCTCAAGACAGCCGTTGCGGACTTTCTGAACCGCGACGATCTCACGTCTGTCGTGCCGACCTTCATTGCCTTGGCCGAGGCTGACATGCAGCGCAAGGTGCGTCACTGGCGTATGGAAACCAGATCGACCGCCCAGCTTGACACGCAATACAGTGCCATCCCGTCAGATTGGGTCGAGACAATCCGCTTCCACCTGACATCCGGCGAAACCGCGCGGCTTGAGTTGCTCAGCCATGCTGAACTTTTGGACCGCAAGCAGCGTGCCGGTGCCGTCAATGGCCAGCCGTACTACTACGCCATGACGGGTTCGCAGTTTGAACTCTACCCGGTGCCGGATGGGGTCTACACGGGCGAACTGCTTTACTTCGCCAAAATCCCGGCCCTGTCGGATGTTGCCACGACCAACTGGCTCCTGACAGACAGCCCCGATGCCTACCTTTACGGCGCTTTGGTTCATGCTGCGCCATATTTGAAAGACGACGCCCGCATTCAAGTCTGGGCCGCGCTCTATCAATCCGCCATCGACAATCTCAACGCAGCCTCGGACAGCGCCCGCTACAGTGGCACGGGCCTCCGCATGAAGATTAGGAACGTGTCATGAGCCTTACAAACGACTTCGAAACCAGCGTCCTGACATGGCTGTTGACGGCCTCGTCGCCTTCGCCCGCACGCCCTACGGCTTGGTATGTCGGTCTTTTCACGGCTGCACCGGGCGAGGCTGGCGGCGGCACCGAGATTTCGGGCAGCGGATATACCCGCGAGGCCGTGACCTTCACTGTGTCTGGAAACACGGCCAGCAACAACGCCGCAATCGAGTTCCCGACTGCATCTGGAAGCTGGGGAACTGTCACGCACGCAGCTATCTTTGACGCCTCAACCTCTGGCAACATGATCGCCTACGCCTCACTGACCGCATCCAAGATCATCGACACCGGGGATGTCCTGCGTATTCCCACTGGCGATCTGGACGTGACGCTCGACTAAGGAGGGCCAGCCGTGACGACCTATTCGCCGGGATATGGCCGGGGCAGTTACGGCATCCGCCTCTATGGCTACGACGGAAGCATCAACGACGCGGCGGCAGCGGCTTCCGCGTCTGTTGCTGTTTCGGCATCTGCCCAGCGAATTCAGCAGGTATCGGCCACTGTTTCGATTGCTGCAAGTGCATCCGCTGCATCGCAGCGTGTCAGGGAGGTTAGCGCCACGGTTTCTGTGGCCGCTAGCGTCTCGGCATCCGCAAGCAAGGTAAACCCTGCATCGGTTGCTGTCTCGGCATCGGCCAGCCTGTCTCTTGACGCTCAGCGCGTCAGAGAGGCTGCATTTAGCGCGTCTGTGGCCGCATCTGTTTCATTGGATGCCCAGCGAGTGCGCGAGGCTCAGGCGGCCATTTCTGCGGCTGTTTCGGCTGTGGCAACGCCAATTTCTGTGGTAAACACGGCTGCAAGCCTTGGCAGTTCAATTTCTGTGTCTTTGTCAGCAAAGCGTGTGCGTCTTGCTAGTGCGTTGGCTGCAAATTCGTGTATAGTGTCGCTGACGGCGATCAAGAAATGGGAGCCGGGCCAGAACACAGCGGAGACGTGGACGCCACAAGGCAACACATCCGAAATATGGACGGCTCAATCAGACACGGCGGAAACGTGGTCTCCGCAATCTGACACAAGTGAAACATGGGTTCCGGCTGGTGATACGGCTGAAACTTGGACCGAAGCGGCATAAGGGCGGCGAAAATGGCAGATACAACCACAACCTCCTACAGCCTTGTGAAGCCCGAAGTCGGCGCGTCTGAGGACACGTGGGGAACCAAGATTAACGATAACCTCGATGATCTTGATGATCTCTTGGATGGCACGACGCCCCTTGTGGCGTTGAGCATCTCCGGCGACCTGACCATTGCCGACAAGATCATCCACGCTGGCGACACCAACACCGCCATTCGTTTCCCTGCGGCTGATACCGTGACGGTGGAGACGGCTGGGGCCGAGCGGCTTCGGGTTA